ATGTGAATCCTTCTTCAGTTACGTTTGAATTATTGAAAATATATTGAGGATCAGATGTATTTGTAGAAACGTTAGTGGGTCTGTCTTGGGATATCTGTAAACTACCATTGCTATAAAATGGCATTGCATTCATAACAGCACAAAGATCATTAATAAGGGTATATGCGTCATTTTTTTGATTTAAAATTATATTTGTTGAGAAGCGTGGTTCCGTTGTATTTGTTATCGGATCAGTTATTAAAGTACTTGCATAGGCACTTGCAGAATAAAAGCTAAAAACATCTAAATTTTCTTCTTGTACTATTCCATCATCACCACCAAAACCTTTATCTGTTGTCAATATGTCATATAAAATCCATGCAGGGTCAGAACACCACTCTTTATCTGTTTTAAATGTTCCATTAAATGTATATCCACTGGGATAAATAACTCTTCCATTATCACTATCAACTGTCGTTCCATGTGGCACTTTGATTTTAGTTCCTTTTATGCGATACATCCTCCTTGGATAGCTTTGAAATTCTTGTGCATTAAATCTAAGGGCAACATAAGCAAAACCTTGATAGGCACTTGTGTCTGTATTAATTTCTGTATAAGAGAGCCAATTTGTGGAGTTTTGGAGTTTTGTGTCCGTACCATCCTCTGTATTTCTGAACACACTTAAAGTTAATGGAAAATTCATTGTTCTTTCAAAAATAAGCTCAAAATCTTTAACATAAGCACTTGTGGCTTTTCCATTAGTTACATCTAAAATTACAGGGTTATTTATAGTGCCATTATTTTCAATTATTCTTATAGAAATTTTTACCTCTGCACCAATAATATCCCCATCATCTTTAAACTCTTGTAATGATGGTATTTGTACCGTAACTCTTATTTTATCAACATCTGTATTTGTTATTGTTCTTGATAGCCCTTGACTTGTTTTTACAGTACAATCACCAGCGAAAGATGTATTTTCAAAAGTAGTATTAACAACAAACTTATCGCTGTCAGGAATAGAAATAATATTTTGAGTTTGTGGATTATCAGTTTGAACAGTGCCAGCTGCAGTCGTATTTTCCCAGTGGATTACTTCACCGACAGAATACCCATGACTTGAAATTTCAACAAGCATTTGGTTTGCACCAAGAGCAACACCTGATACTGTTTGTCCACCACTCCCAGCTAGTGTGTAAGTACCTGTTTTAGTGGTGGCAAAAGGTGAATTAGTAAGAGCAACACCAACAGGAATTGTATTTTCTATTGCATTGATTTCTTTTAATGCTGTTTGATCACTTGCACCATTTTTAAAAAAAACTTCAACATCTGTAAAATTTTCTTGTCCTAGAGGGTTTTGTAATGGTGTGTTATCTAAAAAAACATTTTTTCTAAAAGTGCTTGAACCAGCACCACCAGGATCCAAAATTCCATCAATTTCTCCGTAACCCAATAAATCAAGCACTGTTGCAAATTGTTTTGATCTTAGACCTCCATCAATTAAATCTGGATCAACAACCCTACCATCAGGTTCTCCACCAAATAATTGATCTCCACCCTGTACCTGTCTAACCATTAGCTTAAACTTTTTCTAATTTGTGCAGTGTCAGTTCCAGAACTGATCAAAATTGACCCGCTAAACACAAGTCCATATAAAATTGGGACTGGAACACCACTGGTGCTGACGTTTTGGATGCCGCTAAAAGAATATGATCCTCTCATTCTTGGGTCAATATCACTTACAGATGAAATATTTTGAGGTGCTTTTTGTGGAGCAATTAGTTCTGTGATACCACCAATTAACATAGATGTTCCTATTGATGTCAAAGCTGTTGCTAAAACAGTACCAACAAGAAAACTTGTGGCTGTTGCTGCAACTGCACCTCCACCAATTAAAGCTGCTCCAACAAAGATAGGGGCTGCCCCAGTTGCAACTGGTATGATTTGAATATCACCCTGTCCAGACATGGATAAATAATCTTCTGTTATTTCTTTACCACCCATTTTTACCTTATATATTTGGTCGTTCATATGTTTTTGTAATCCTTCAAAATTTGCCATTAAAAAACTCATTGCTTGTTGTGGAGATTTAACAGCAGCCTCAAAATATGACTTCCCTAGAAATTGCCTTAGTTTTCCATATACTTTAATTTTTTTAATCTGCATATCTATAAACACCTCGTAATGATTGTTGACAAGTTAAATCAAAAAGTTGTCTGCAACTTAAAGATTTGATGTTGTGATTTAATATCATGTTATCACCTAAATAAAGAGCAACATGATCTAAATTACCTGTTATTGATTGAAAAAGTAATACATCACCTATTTGTATATCATCATTTGTTTCTTGTTTTTTAAACCCTGTAATTGGTAAGCCTTTTTCAAATAATGGGTTTTCAAGAAAATCTTTGATTCGTTTTGGTCTTTTCCATTCTTTTAACTTAATATTTTTTGTTTCGTAATACCAATCAGAAATAATACTCCAACAATCATATTTTCCCCAAATAAATCTCCGCCCAATTAGTGAAGGAGCCTTCCAGCCAGATGGCTTAAATGACTCCCAGTGATCGTGTTGAATACTATAAATATAATATGGAAAGCCTAAATGTTCACAAGCTGCTCTATCCGTATCTGAAGGAGTTGCTGCACCAGTTGGATGACTGTGTATTACACCAACAATTTCACCAGTGTCCTCGCATTCTGCCCAATCATCAGGATCAAGAATAAAAAATTCAAATTTTCCCTCTGCCAAATTTTTACAAGGCCAAAAAACCTCTTTTCCTTTAATAATTGCTAACAATCCACAAGCCTCATCAGGTGCTTGTTTTTTTGCATATTTTTTAAAAGATTCTTTCCAAGACATTTTAAGCATTCACAAAAGTACCAACCCCAGCAAAATCTGCTCTTGTAACAAGTTTTTTTGGTGCAGCGACTCCAAACAAATCAAAAGACCCTACCAATTCAAACTGAACAATATCTCTGTTTTCAATAGTTTTTCTTTCTATAAAATAAACTTCTCTTGGTAATTCTGCGGTTGGATCGACAGAACCAACTTTGTATGGATTTACATTAGATGGAAAATTTTGTTCATCTAAAAATCTTGCTAATGTTCTTCTGCGTGTAACTTTTGCTCCTGAGAGATCAGAGAAAGCTGTTGTTTGATTAGTTAGTTGTAATATCGCTGTGATAGTTCTTAGTACATTTGAAAAAGTAAGAGTTGGTCTTGGCAATTTACCTTTCCCAGTATATTTAAATCCTTCTGCTTTTACTGGAAATTTAGTATAGGTATTTGACTGCCAAACAAGATCGTTACTATCTTTTATATTATTACCAGCATGGAATAAATAAACAGTGGGTTCTGTTATTTTAGAATTGACGTTAAAAGAAACATCTCCATTAGTTGTTTGCGAACTAATGCCAGTCACAGTAAAAGTATTTGTAGCAACTGTTTGAATTGTATAAACACCATCTATCCCATTTCCAGAGGTAAACTTAAGACTTAAAATTAAACCAACATTAAAACCATGTGAATTAAGTGTGATAGTTATAGTTTGACCAGACTGTGAATATGCAGCTGTTTTTGCAGATTTTGTGTAATGCACATCAGCTTTTAACTCGACAGAATATAACTCAATGATTGATTTATTTGTAAGTTGTTGTAACTCTGCAACAGGATTTGCCATTTATGGTTCAAACACCTCTCTAAAACTACAATTAATTATTGCTCTGTTGTTGTAAGAAATTGTTTTTGTCCAAGAATCACAGACAAATTGCCCTGCTCCTGAAAGAGTAAAGTCTACATTTGTAGGCGAAGTAACCAACGCACTATCAGCAGATGTGGAAGTAAGTGTGAAAGTGTTAGCATCAGCCGAAGAAGCAACTGCATATGAACCATCAGTAGGCCCAGAGCTAAAATCAACTGTTAATATATCCCCTATCGCTACACCATGATTAGCAAAAGTAACAGTAATGACTGTTCCAGCCCCACCACTGCCATTTGACTGTACAAAAGTTCCTGTTTTTGCACTAAATCCCTCTGCTGGTGGTGTAAATGTAAAACTTGCCTGATCATTCACCCTACTTCTTAAAAAAGCTTCAATGACATCTGCCTCTGTTTCAGTCACGTTAAAAGTAAGATTATATTCTTTAGGGTCTTGATTTAAAGGAAGACCATATAAAGCTCTAAATTCATATCCATCACCAAGCGAGGAAATCCTTACTTTAGGCTTGCTATTTTTTCTCATCCCATATGTGGGACTGATAGAGGGAAAAGTTGCCATTATCTATTTAACAAACCTCCAGCCCTTTGTTCATCAATTATAGTGGCTTGCACAACGCTGGCAATCAAACCTCCAAGTTGATCCGCTTCAGATCCATTTCCTTGGACAGACGTGCCAGAGGCATCAACATTTACTGTGATCATATTATTTGTAGTTCCCCCTCCACCAAGTGCATGATTTGGAATAATTGTGCCAGCAGAACGAGGAACAAAAATTTCAGGACCTTTTTCGCCCACGAGTGAGGCTCTTCCAACTGGTGGTCTACCACCATTTGCAAAACCAAGAGTGGGGCTTAAATTACTTGTAAATTTAAAAGGATTTGGACCACCTAAAAATGGGTTGCCACCACCCCCACCTCCAAATATTCCACTTAAAGCATTACCAAAAAAATTACCAATACCCGAAACTGCTCGCTGCATTGCAACCTCCACAAGTTTTCTTTTTAAATTATTTAAAACACCAGTGGCAGCTTCTGCTAAAGTTTTAGTTCCCATCACAGCATCAGTTAGTCCAGAAACGATACCATTCTCAATACCTTGTCCTATCTCCATGAATTTTTCTTTAAGTCCATCAGTTTGATTAATGGCTTCATCTAAAATAAAAATAGATGAATCTAATGTTTGATTAAAAGCAGTGGCTGCATTATTTGTTTCGATTATCTTTTCTGTTTTTTCTGTTTGTTTTTGATTAATTTCTTCTAAAATAGGAACTTCCTCAAAGGATTTTTGTCTTAATTTTTCTCTTTCAATATTTGCTTTTCTTAAAAGTTTAAATTGCTCTCTGAAAAACTTATTTTCTTCTTTACTTGCAAAAACACTCTCCCCTTTAAAATTAGTTCCAAATTTAGTTGCTGTAAGTCTTGCTGCATCTCTTTGTGCATCTTGCTCTGCTTTTGCAACATTACCTAAACCAACATCACCAATATCTCCAAACCTACTAAATATTTTTTCAATAGCTACCACACCTTTAGTTGCTAGGTCTAATGCTTCTTTTATTGCTGGAGAAAGTATTTCTCCGATGGTTCTTGCCAAACTTTCTGTTGAATCTATCAGAGTAGATAACTTTCCATTAAGGGTTGTTGCTTGTGAAGAAGCACCTTTAAAAAAGGCACCACCTTCATTAGTTAAATTTATAAGTGCTTGATTTACGAGATCAGCTCCAATCTTTCCTTGCCTTTGTGCTTTTTCAAAAGCCTCGCCTTGTAAGCCTGTTATGTTTTTCAGTTCAGTTGTTATATCAACTCCTCTTTCTAATAACTGTAAATTTTCCTCCTGTTGTAATTTTCCTTTTGCTCTTATCTGACCAAAGGCTGTTGCAATTCCTTGTAAATCTGCACCAGTAGCACCAGCAACATCTGCAAGTCTTTTTGTTGTGTCTACTAATTCATTAGTTTCAAAACCAAAAGCCTTCAATCTTTTTGTTTGTTCAATTAGTTCGCTACTTTTAAAGGGAGTAACAGCACCGAAGTCTTGTAATTCTTTTATTATTTGATTTGTTTTAGAAAGAGAACCAGTTAAGACTTCTAAACTTTTTCTTTGAGTCTCAATATCAGCAGCATTAATAAAAACAAATCTTGTGGCTCCAATAACAGCCAATATTTTTAGTAACGGTCCAAGAGATCTGTTAAGAGTTCTAAATCCACCTGCAGCGGCTGTTGCGGATCTTCCTGAGTCTCTTATTGCTCTATTTGATTTATTTAATCTATCTTTTAATTTATCTGTATTCCTACTTAAATTTTTTGTAGCATCATTTACTCTTCTTAACGGAGATACTGCGTTTTGTGCATCAACTATTAATCTGACTGTTGATTGTGCCACAAATACAAATAACCTTTATTATATACTACCTTGTTTTGTTCTTTTGACGATTCATTTCTTGTTTTTCTCTGTCATTTTTAATTTCATAATATGCAGCCCAATGTATAAGCTCTTCTTCT